ATCTTAGGTGTTATCAAATCATCAGGCAGCTTTGGTACTTTGCCTTGCCTTACTAATATGTGCATCCTACGTCTGAGGTATGGTAGTTGAAACTCTTGAGTCAAGATACTATAGATACCACCAAGACTATTCTCTAGTTCTTGTGCCATAAGATTTATCTCGGCTGCTGTTACTCTTTCTGCATCTCGTTGTACTGATCTAGCCATCAAGAAAGCAAACTCAAGTCTTGCTTCTATTCTTTGTATTGCACTAAAAGCAACAGAGAAGTCTGCACTTTTTCCTACTTGCATTACAGAAATATCTGAAGCTTGCCCCTCTCGAATAGCTCCATTCGGGGCTTTAGCTATGGTCGCTGCTCTTGTAATTCCATTGGGGTTAACTAGGAATAAAGTTTTCGCACTAGCAGCAGCACCTTCGATTATCGCTTGCATCAAAGACTCAAGACTAATTAAGTCTCCTCTGTATTCTTCTACATATCCTCTTCCGTAATCTTCTCCATCTACTCTAATAAACCTAAGAGGAATAAAAGGAGTGACATCTACTTTTGATCTGCCATCTGTGTTAGGTATTCTTTCTCCTTTACATTCTTGAAACCAGAAGAAGTCATCATTCATTCTTTTAATAGATGTATATATATCTAAGTCTCCCTTCATCATGTCTGAGTCATAGTTCTCTTTCTTCTTGATCTGTTCTAAAAACTCAACAGGTAAAGCTTGTGGATGTACTGTTTCTTTTATTAAGATCTCTAATACATTACCGACTTCATCACGCTTACAAACAAACTTAGATAGTGGATATACTTTCAATCCTTTATCTGTCAGGTAGAGAAGAACATTACCTGATACAACTAAATGCTTAAGTGCTTCAAACATAGCAACCCTATCGTTAGATATTTCTATCTGATTCATTAGAGAGTTCTCTATTGTTCGTAGTCCTTTATCTATCTCACTTTGTAGTGCTTCTTGTCCTTGCTTTTTTATTTCAAGATCATCTATTTCTAATTTAAAAAATGCTGTGCTTGGTGGCAGCAACGTCATTAATAATTTATTTGATAAGCTATTAACACCACGACTACCAGTAGCTTGAAAAGGTGTCTTGATCCTAGCTCTAGTACCTGATGTTTGTTCTGGTATAAGACTAGGTATCGTAAGCTTGGAAGATTCTTTCGCTTCTCTATCGTAGGTTGATCTATTAGTTACAAGGGCTTCATATCTACTTGCTGCTGTATTGCCTTGTGTTGAGTATTCCATTTATCAGTAGTTTAGATTTCCAGCATTGGTGCTATTAGGAAGCAAAGGTATTTGTAAAGATGCTGTACCTAATCGTCTTGGTGCTATAGCTCTAGCTATCTTTCCACCTGTAACTTTATTGCCTGTTCTCTTAGGTTTCTTTTTAGGAGTACCCATAGTCCTGTTATCACCTGTCACAGGTCTAGCTTGTTTTCGATTATCACCAACAGCAATCTTTGAAGCAGTAGGTTCTATAGGAGAATCAACTGGGGCTGGTGTTGGTAATGGTGGGGGTGAAGGTGATCTAAAACACATTAGGCTACTCCTGTTTTTCTACCTTGAATACCTTTAGAGTATTTTTTTCTTAGTCTAGCAGTTGCCATGTTTTGTGCTTTCTTTCTATTTGCAGCTATATTAGCTTTTTGTTGTGCAGTTTTGTTACCTCCACTACCTGTTCTTAATTTTTCTACAGTTGTTAAGTTTGGATCTACATAAGTTCCTTCTTCCTTCTGTCTTTTAATCATCAAAGATTCTGTTGCTTTAGCTGTATCTTTTGCGTTATCAACTCCTGTCTGTTTACCAGTAACAGTAACAGGTCTGTTCTGATATTCACGTTGAGGTGTAGTCATTCTTCCACCACCACCACCAAGGCACATAGTTAATTCTCCAAGACTCTGTTAGTTAGCATGGTTTCTTTCTGTCTTAATTGTTGTTCTATTAAATAGTCAACAACAGATCTCTGCCCTGCACGATACCACACTTCTCGATCTGATAACGATAGGTCTGGGTGTCTGTTAGGAAACACACTATCTAAACTGTTTATAAGTTCGTCAGTAATTACTGGTAAATTCACAGAGATTAAAGTGTTATATCTATATTATATGTTATCCTGATGATAGCAAGGAGTGGTTACCTTGTTGCACAGAAAATGAAAAAGACTCTAGGTGAGTGGTTCCATCTAGGGTTTTTTTTATGGTTGCCAAAGTTTTACTTCACCTGTGCTGTAGTTGTAGTCTCCCTCTCGTAGTATTCTTGTGAGTCTTGCATTGAGAATAGCATCAGCAATACTGTAACCTTTCTTTGTATATGTCTCCTGTACCTTAGACCATAGTGCATCTCTAGTATCTGGTGTATTAGCTAGTGTCTTGGAAGCAGTAACCATACCCATACCTTTAAGACCTGCGATACCATCACCTGAGTCACCTGCTAGTGACATCTCAAACCAATGCCTGTCTGCTTTCTTCTCTGTAATATGTAAGATCTCATCTTCTTGTATTAACTTACAAGGTATAGTCTTCATGTCTTTATCTACTGAGACTATGATTGGATTTTTATACTGACCATTAGTAGCCAGCAACCCAAGCACATCATCTCCTTCTAAGTTTGGGTAAGCAGCAGATTCATATTCATTCTTTATTTTTTTAATAATACTTTTAAGTGCTAGTGGTTTTCGTTTACCTATCCTGTTTAGTTTGTACTCAGGAAATATCTCATGTCGAAATGTAGGGTAAGAAGTAAAGCACATAACTACATCATGCTTGTCTTCTGCTATTTGTTTATATACATCTAACCTGCTTTCAATCAGATTCATAATATCTCTTTCATCAGAGTGAAGAGTATGTTGCCAATCATTCCATCTTGTATCTACTTCACAAGCACAACAAGAAGAATAGACTAGCCAATCAGCATCAATTAATAAAGTCATAAGTCAGCAAAGTCATTTTCATATACGATTAATCGACCTGTCTTCTGGTCGTATAATAATTTATCTACCTCACCTGTCATCCCTGTATGTCTAGACTTGAGTACCTTTAGCTGTAATCGCTGTCTCTCACTAGCATCCCCTGTCTGGTTTCTGGAAGCCGAGAGTACAACATCACTTAGTTGAAGTAGTGAATGAGATCCTCTCAAGTCTGAAGTATCAACCTCCCTGCCTGACTCATGTGATTGTCCTTGTGGTCTTCGTAAGTGACTGACCAATACAAGAGCTATACCTGTAGCTTCACATAAACTTCTTAGCTTGGTCATTATAATATCTATTGCTTTACGTTCATTGTCTAACTCTAAGCCTGACAAAACTATACTGATGTGGTCAAGGATTACTACCTGCACTCCATCAACTGTTGCCAAGTATCTGATCTGTTCTAGCAGTACATCAGGTTCAAGACTACCGAAATGGTTGTAAAGAAAAAGACTGCGACTTGACGTTAGTTTGTCAAATGCAGTCTTCAGACTAATTTTATCTATGCCATCCTCATCTAAATGCAAAGGCACATTCATGTCAATACCTACCAGACCTTGAAGAGTTCTTTGTACTGATTCTTCTAGTCCTATATAACCTACCTTCAATCCTCTCTTAAGAAAGTGATGGCAAAATTCTCTACAGATTGTGGACTTACCTGCCCCACTTGCGGAAGCTACTGTGAATAGCTGGCTAGGAAATAAACCTCTAGTAAAATCATTTAGTTTAGGGAAAGGAAAATCTGTTATAGCTTTACTTGTTTCTTTAGTAAATAAATCCCAAGCATCAGCAGCGTTGATTAAGCAATCAGGTCTTACTGGTCTAGCTTTCCATAATCTTTCTTGTACTATATTTCCTTCACCTTGAACAAGATGATCGTTAACATCATTACGATCTAGTCTTGCTATTGCAACCTTACCTTTGGGTAAGACTTCCATACATTTCTCTGCCGCTTTATTACCAGCTTCATCATTATCAAAGCAAAGAACTATACGACAATAAGTATCTAACCATTTATAGTTGGCTGCTAAATACTTAGCTGCTGATTGTACTCCTGATGGGATAGAGATACAGGGAAACTTGTTACCTTGTATTTGAGATCCACTCATGCAATCAATCTCACCTTCAAAGCAACTAACAAAGACAGATCCATTGCTGCCATGTTGTCGCCATAGATGCTGACCCCATAGTTGTACGTTAGACATCTCACCTATCCAGATAAACTTCTTATCTTGAAAGCGTATATGTTGTGCAACATCTCTACCTTTCTGATCTTTATAAGTAGCAACTTGAACAGGTTGTCCTCTAAATTCTGCCTGTCCATATCCAAATAGTTCGCAAGTCTCCTTAGTGATTCCACGTTTAGGTAAAGCTATAGGTGTAACCTTCAATAGTTTTGGATTTGTTTTCTTTAATGGAATGATGTTACTCACTTTCTTTTCTTTGGTTTTGTTTGGGTAGTAGGTGTATTCGCAATCCATAGTGAAGCAATGTTCATGTCCATCATCAAAGACTGCACAGTTCTTCTTGCCACATTCGGGGCAAACTTTCTTAGATTTATATTTGCTAGTCATAGTACCAGTTGTAGGTAAACTCTTTAATAGGAAACCTTACATTACCGATACACATTTTCCTATGTGACCTTACAATTTTTTCTGCTGATTTTCTATCAAGACTGTTAAATAAATACTGACTTCTTTTCCATTGTGTTTGATAATGACGATTAGCTTTTACTACATCATCAAACCAACTTCCAAGAAACCATACATATAAGACAGATGATCTTGTGTTGTACCAGTAGTCACCTTCATCAGCAGATGGTGGTTGACTAACATTACAAAGTTGAGCCATGATCTGATTCGTTTAAGTTGCAGTTGTGTTCTTTAAGGTTTACATCCACCCATTCTTTGCCAGTAAATACTATCCACATATTTCTATGGTCATCAAATACTACACAACCTATGTCTGGGTTCGGTGGTAAAGGAAAGCTAGGCATACCATTCAGTAGGAATTGTTTTATCGCAGTAGAGAAACCCATGTCTCTCACACCATTTGGCATAAGAGATAGAGTTCTTTGCTTTGGTTAGTTTGGTCTTGCTATTTTGA